GTTCCCGAAGCCGAACTTCGTCGCAGGAGTCCGAGAAGCCGCGTTGCAGATATGGGAAGAAGAAATGTACCCTGGACTGTTTGGCACCGGACTGTGAGGAGATCTCCGAAGACGAGTCCGAAGATGACTTCGTTCTGGAGGGAAACACCTTTGGAACAACGGAGAAGGATCTCACCAAGACCGAGAGCGAGAACGTTTGGTACAAGAGCACAGTCGAACTGGCACAAATTGATGTTCCGCTGGCAAGTCAGACGCACAGTGCAAAGACGCCTGCGGAAGTCCGCGACATGTTCGGAGCGAACTGTGTCGGACTTGAACTAGTCTCTGAGTGCGGAACGTCGAAGTTTCGTACGAAGGGAGTGTTCATCAAGGGCCAGCGTCTGGTTTTCAACCGACACTGCTTGAAGGTTCCCGGCAAGTACAGCGCCAAGATTACCTGTGCAGCCGATACAGGAGGCTTGACATCCAACGTGGAGGTGACATTCCATCGCGACGAGTTGGTGGAGCTACCAGAAATTGACCTGGTGGCACTGACCGTGCGAGGAGTCCCACCACGAAAGGACATCACGCGCTATTGGAACATCGCACACATCCCGTTCACTCATATGGCGAGCATTGCCCGTGAGACAGATGGGAGCGTACGATACAGGGAACTTTTCAGATGCTCTCTCGTTGAACACATGCGCGTTGAGGCTCTTGAGCGTAACATGGACGTGTACCTCGGTGTAGGAACGCACGTGACACAAGTCGGAGACTGTGGGTCCTTGGGTGTTGCTCTAACGCCACGCGGACCTGTCATCATGGGCCTACATACCATTGGCTGTGAGTACACCGCTGGTTACCCACATGTAACCCAGGAGCACCTGCGGGTCCTCCTAGGGAACACAGTGGTGGCGGGTGGTGGAAAACCCTTGTTCACACTCAACGGCAGCGACATTGAGCTACTACCAGTTCACGCCAAGAGCGTCACGCGGTTTCTGAAAGAGGGGAACGCGAACGTTTACGGCATGATAGTTGGTGGAACAGCGAAGGCTCGAACGCGTGTGTGTGAAACCCCTTTGTGTTCTGTAGTCTGCGAGGAACTCAACTACGAAGTCAAACACGGTCCGCCCGTAATGGCTGGTTGGGAGCCCATCTACAACAATGTGAAGGAGATGGTACGTCCGCACCTCGATGTTGACCAGAGGCGTCTTGACCACTGTGTGGCAATGTTCTCGCGAGACATCATTGCTGGCTTGAACAAGGTACATGGGGACTCGTGGCATCGTGAGCTCGTGGTGCTTTCAGACCGAGCTGCCGTCAATGGTTTGCCAGGTGTCAAATTCATCGATCGGATCAACACTTCCACTTCAATGGGATTCCCATGGAACAGGACAAAGAAAGCGTTCTTAGTGCCTGCTCCGACAGAGGAACAACCGGACGGAGTGGACTTCGTGCCCGAGATTTGGGAGCGCGTGAGACACATTGAGCAGTGCTACGTCGAAGGTAGACGAGCCTATCCCGTGTATAGCGCCCACCTGAAGGATGAAGCAGTGACGGAAGCCAAGATTGAGGCCAAGAAAACCCGAGTGTTTACTGGAGCCCCTATCGACTTCAGCATCGTGATGCGCAAGCACTTGTTGCCTTTTGTGCGTTTGATGCAACTGAACAAGTTCATCTTCGAAGCAGGCCCTGGTACGGTCACTCAATCCATCGAGTGGACCCACTTCTACCAGTACCTGACCCAGTTCGGCACCGATCGCATGATTGCAGGAGACTACGGCAAATTTGACAAGCGCATGGTAGCCCAGTTCATTCTGGCTGCCTTCGAAGTCATTGCCAACGTCCTAAAGCAAGCAGGATTCAACGCAGACGAGCGCGCCATCATCGAGTGCATCGCGTACGACGTGGCTTTCCCCGTGGTGTCAATCAAGGGAGAGATCCTAGAGTTCTTTGGATCCAACCCTTCAGGGCAGCCCCTGACGGTCGTAATCAACTCGCTCGTGAACAGTCTCTACATGCGCTACGCGTATTGTGGAGTCCGTGACGACGGACGAGACGATTGTGACGACTTCAAGGACAACGTTGCTTTGATGACCTACGGTGACGACAATGCTATGGGTGTGTCCCATGCCGCCCCGTGGTTCAATCACACTGCGATCCAGAAGGAGCTCGCCACCATTGGTGTTGAGTACACAATGGCTGATAAGCAAGCAGAGTCAGTTCCGTTCATTTCCATTGACGAGGTTTCGTTCCTCAAGCGCAAGTGGAGGTGGGAGCCGACTCTCAACGCTTTTGCGGCCCCCCTGGAAGAGGATTCGCTGCTGAAATCGCTAACTGTCTGGGTGCCCTCGCGCACCATCGACAAGTATGCGCAGATGGTGGCCGTCATTTCGGCTGCAAACAGTGAGTACTTCTTCCACGGACGCAAGCTCTTCGATGAGCGGCGTTCATTCTTTCAACGGGTTCTTGCAGAGCAACCCTACTCACTGTACGTGGGGGATTCGACCCTGCCCGATTGGGACACCCTCGACAAGAGGTTTCGGCAGGCGTCACAAGAATTCAAATCGGTCCCGATCCCGGGAGTGGGCATTGGCATGTCCATCTCCTTGAAAGAATAGTCAGGCAACACAGAAAAGAAAGAAACACGTGTTGAGACAGTCACCAGAAGTACTGTCCCTGCACCTACGTATCAGAGCACGTATTTGCAGAGTAATAAGACTCTCTTTCAGTTGCAGTCGGAGGAAATAGATCCTAGTGATTCCTCTGCTCCGGCAGCATCCCTGGAAACCACTAGTCAAACTGTGACGTTTGTCGACAACGCGGAGGGCGAAGTCGTCATGGCCGGTTCCTCGGTAAATGCAGTTGCGAAAGTTGACGGCACGGACGATCTACAACTTGGATCGTACCTGTCGCGGCCCACGCAGCTTGCAACATATCCTTGGACAACGGCCAATGCAGTTGGGCTCTTGGGTTCCTTGGACCCTTGGAACCTGTTTCTCTCGAATGCCAGTATTAGGCGTAAAATCGACAATTTTGCGTTTATTCGCGGTAAGCTACACATCAAGGTTCTTGTCAACGGCACGCCGTTCCAGGCAGGACTCCTTCGTGCGTGTTACGAACCGCTACATGGCTTTTCGGGAGCAGGCATCCGAAACCCACAATCAGGCTCGTTGGAACCAACCCTAGTTCCCTATTCACAGATGCCGGGTTTCTTCATTACCCCTGCTGCAAATGCAGGTGGACAGATGGAGTTGCCCTTCTTCTATCACAAGAACTGGCTTGATTTGACCTCAGCAGCCGATGTTGCAGCATTTGGTCGCATGTATTTGCAGATCTACGCTCCATTGATTGTTGCTGTGAGCGGGGGCACCACGGGTGTCACTGTTCAGGTCTTCGGGTGGATGACGGATGTCGAACTGATGTGTTCCACTTCCAAACTCGCACTGCAAGGTGACGAATACGATGACCAGGCGGGTGTCGTGTCTAAACCAGCCAGTGCTGTGGCCAACATTGCTAGTTACTTAACACAAGTACCCTACATTGGGCCCTTCGCTCGCGCCACCGCAATTGGTGCGCGCGCCGTGGGGACAATAGCAAAAATTTTTGGCTACACCAACGTTCCAGTCATCGCTGACGTGCACGGAATGATACCGATGAATGCTCCCATGCTTGCCTCCGGGCACATCGGCACAGCTGTGCAGAAATTCAGTCTTGATCCGAAGCAGGAACTTTCGATAGATCCGTCGCTTCATGGCTTGCACCCACAGGATGAACTGTCGCTTCCTTATCTGAAGGCGAAGGAATCCTATCTTGGAGCAGGCACGTGGTCAACTTCGACTGCTGTAGACACACTCTTGTGGTGTGCTCGCGTCAGCCCTTCTCTTTACCAACGTACGAATGTGAACAATGCGTCCGCAGTGACGGTTGGACAGCGAGTGTATCATACCCCGCTTTCCTACATTTCTCACATGTTCTACAACTGGCGTGGCTCTCTTGTTTTCCGAATCAAGATTGTAGCCACCAAATTTCACAAAGGCCGGTTGAAGATCTCGTATGATCCAGTTGGTGACATCACGTCGACGAACCCAGATGTCAACACAGTCTACACGAAAATTGTGGACATTGGTGAAGAGGATGACATTGAAATTGAGGTCCCATATCACCAGTCGTACCCATGGCTCGGAATTGACAAGGATCTTGGTGACAATTGGAACACTTCGGGCTCATTGCCCCCTCGCGAACGTCTAGATAATGGTGTCTTGACGATTCGCGTCCTGACAGCGCTCACAGCTCCCACTACCGGTTCGATTCGAATTCTCACATTCCTCAAGGGTGGAGATGATTTCGAATTCGCGAATCCAGCTGATCACATCGGTGGTGAGACGAGCAACCGAGTGCCGTCGTTCTTTGCCTTGCAGGCTGAAGACTTGACCAGCATCGCGCCTAACAAGCACGTGCTAGGATCCAAGGCTGTACCTCATCCTGACCGGTACTCGCAGAATTTTGGCGAAGCAGTGAACTCACTCCGGTGTTTGCTACATCGCTATATGACTCAGGATACGGTCTGGGTGAATCCACCTGCAGACAACACGCTCAACATTTACGGTAAGATTCTTCGTATCATGCCCTACTCACCTGGGTATGATCCGTCGTGGAATACTGCGAATCGAGCAAACAACGTCGTTGCAGCAAGCGGAGATTCTCCTTTCGCGTTCAACACAATGTCGCACATGCCATACGTTGCGAGTATGTATGTTGGGTACCGTGGTGGTGCCAACTATGTTCTCACTCCGTCAATGGACAAGTACGGAAACATCGGCGACTTCCGAGTCACCCGATGGATCACCGTAGCGACAAATTCTGTTTTTCGCATTTGGGGTAACTTCAGTTCGCTCCTTCTGTCATCATCTTCATCGCAACGTAGCTTCGGCTTGCAGCGAGGGGCCTATCTGAATGACGGCTTGGCTGGTATGGCCATTACGTCCACCGTGACTAATGGATCCATTTCCTTCCAATTGCCAGATTTTAAGTTAGCGAACTTCTCGTTTGCTCGCCCTGCGAACTATGCGAATGGTGTAGCAGAAGACGGCACAGACAGGCAGGCTGCGTTCGTTCAG